CACCACCTCACAGAACCGGAATCTGTGACAGATGCTTACTCACAGTTCGCCAGAAGAACAGAAGCACTCCGGAATACGCTGAACGACGAACAGAGACTGATCTATAACGCCTGCGAAGATGCTTATCTTCTGCTAGATGGCGAAACGATCAATTTCTACTACCGGGCAGGATTTTCGGACGCAATCCGGTTCCTCTTCGGATGGACGGACAGCACACAATGGAGGGATGGAAAATGGAACTGAGATTCAACGCAACCGGACCCGACCGCAAGAAACTGGCGGCGGCGATCAGCGAATTCACGCAGTGCAGAGCAGAGTACCAGTACATGCCGACTTGCGCGTATGTGATTGGGGTGTACACCCTCACAAAGGAAGGAACGCTGATCTGTGAGGAGAGTGAAATTCCGCCTTCCCTGCTCAGCCACCTTGAGGATGCCGGTTTCACCGCTGAGATAGAGGAAGAACCGGAACCCGAAGTGGATCACGGAATTTCCATTCAGATGCCGGCGGCTGCTTTCACCGAACAATCTCTCCGTAACCTTCACGCTCTGGTCGAAGCCAAGAGTGAACTCATCAAAAAGGCTCTCGGAATCACAGCACTGCCCATCAACCGGATCGATGACAGGATCGACTTCCCGTGGTTTTCTGAGGATTCCACACCGGAGGAACTGCAGGCGTATATGCACTTTATCACCGCGCTCTGCGATATGGCTCGGAATCAGAAGCGGATCAATACCTGCGAGAAGAAGACTGATAACGAGAAATACGCATTCCGGTGCTTCCTCCTGCGGCTTGGATTTATCGGAGCGGAGTACAAGACGGAACGGAAGATACTGCTGCGGAATCTGACAGGTTCGTCTGCGTTCAAAGGAGGTCGGAACGATGACTGAGAAAACAATCATCCGGCAGCTCTTCTATGGTGAACTGCATCCCTGGGAGCGTTTCGTTCCCAACGATTCTGACCTGCGAAAGGCATCCAACCGTGTCGGCAAACTGGTCGAAAATTGGAAGGAACACCTCAGTCCCGAGGATACCGAACGACTTGAGGAAATCGTTGATACCCTCTACCAGTACAGTTCCATTCTGGAAGCGGATGCGTTTGAGTCCGGTTTCCGTCTCGGTGGAAAAATGATGCTTGACATTCTGCAGCCGGATTCTAATGTTGTCATACCGAAAGATACGCTGTAAAATATACAGTTTCCCCTCCGAATGATTGTGTAGTATATATCTCCGAAATGACTTGCTATTCTACCGAGTTAGAGGTAATATGTGTACACCGAAAGGACAACACCACATTTTTCCGGAGGATCAGAACATGAAAATTTCCGAAATGAACGCACAGCAGAAGAAAGCCTTCTACAACATCCGCAACGCAGCCAACTACCTGATCGGCGGACTGGAAAACACCATGGAGGACTACCCCGAAGATTCCGAAGAATATCAGGAAGCACAGGCAACCCTCGATGATCACGACTTCCTGGTCAACCAGATCTACGACCTCGCCCTCACCGAGATTTTCTTGGAAAGCGCAAACATTTTCGGCAAAGCGGCGGAAGCCTACCTCAGGGACATCCGCTTCTGCGGCAAGGAATGGCTGATGGAACGGGTTGAAAAGCAGGTCACCAAGGCGGGATATTGAGAAGGTACGAACCATGTGGAACGAAGGAACAATCAAGATCGGCAAGAGCATTTTCCATTACTGGGTCAAGCATTACGAAGAAACCTCGGCATTCGGCATCGACAAAGGACGGATTTCCAAGCTGATGCTCAAGCGGAACGGCGAAATCGTGTGTAATTACGACAGAGAGTGGGACATCGAACCGGTTGACGCAGACACTGAAACCGCCCTGGCGATCCTGATGAAGGATTACAACTGAAAAAACAACAACGGAGCATGAGCCGAGAGGCTCTGTTCCTCGTATACGACGGTCGCACCAAATATGGTGGCGGCTATTTTTATGCCATTTTGGAGGTGGTGCCTATCCGAAAGCTGAAGAAATATACACCCACGGAATTCATGGCGAAGGATTCCCACTACGATAAATCCGCTGCGGATTTCGCCGTTGCCTTCATCGAAAGCTTGTGCCACACGAAAGGTACATGGGCGCGGAAGCCTTTTGAACTGATCGACTGGCAGGAGAAGATCATTCGTGACATCTTCGGCACGATCAAGCCGAACGGATACCGTCAGTTCAATACCGCTTACATTGAAATCCCCAAAAAGCAAGGTAAGTCCGAACTCGCCGCCGCTGTTGCGCTTCTCCTGACTTGCGGTGACGGCGAAGAACGTGCTGAAGTTTACGGCTGTGCCGCTGACCGACAGCAGGCGTCCATTGTCTTCAACGTAGCTGCCGATATGGTTCGGATGTGTCCGGCTCTGTCGAAACGAGTGAAAATTCTGGAATCGCAGAAGCGGCTGATTTACATTCCAACCGGCAGCATCTATCAGGTGCTTTCCGCTGATGTCGGCAATAAGCATGGCTTCAACACGCATGGGGTGGTGTTTGATGAACTGCACACCCAGCCGAACCGGAAACTGTTCGATGTCATGACAAAAGGTTCCGGCGATGCACGAATGCAGCCGCTTTACTTCCTGATTACGACAGCGGGTAATGATACGAAGTCCATTTGTTATGAAATCCACCAGAAAGCGAAAGACATCATCGAAGGACGCAAGATCGATCACACATTCTATCCGGTGATTTATGGGGCAGATGAATCTGATGACTGGACTGATCCCGAAGTCTGGAAGAAAGCGAACCCTTCCCTCGGTATTACGGTCGGTATCGACAAGGTTCGGGATGCTTGTGAATCCGCAAAGCAGAATCCAGGAGAGGAGAATGCTTTCCGTCAGCTGCGACTCAATCAGTGGGTGAAACAGGCTGTTCGCTGGATGCCGATGGACAAGTGGGATCGGTGTTCCTTTGCTGTGAACGAGGATGATCTGGAAGGTCGTGTCTGTTACGGCGGTCTTGACCTGTCATCCACGACAGACATCACGGCGTTTGTTCTGGTCTTCCCGCCGGAAGATGAGGATGACAAGTATGTGATTCTGCCGTATTTCTGGATTCCGGAGGATAATCTGGAACTCCGCGTCCGGCGAGATCATGTACCATATGATGTATGGGAACGGCAAGGCTATCTCCAGACAACCGAAGGAAATGTGGTTCACTACGGTTACATAGAGAACTTCATCGAAAAACTCGGCGAACTGTTCAACATTCGTGAGATCGCCTTTGACCGTTGGGGAGCCGTACAGATGGTGCAGAACCTTGAGGGTATGGGATTCACCGTGGTTCCGTTCGGTCAGGGATTCAAGGATATGTCTCCGCCGACGAAAGAACTGATGAAGTTGGTTTTGGAGGAAAAGATTTCTCACGGCGGACATCCGGTGCTTCACTGGATGATGGACAATATTTTCATCCGCACCGACCCGGCAGGCAACATCAAGCCGGACAAAGAAAAATCCACAGAGAAGATCGACGGTGCCGTTGCCACGATTATGGCACTGGACAGAGCGATTCGCTGTGGGAATGATGTTTCGGAAAGTGTGTATGATTCGCGTGGGATATTGTTTCTGTGAGATTATTGTCCCGGCATTCCCTTACACCTATCAACTTCCCCTTAATTTGAGCATGATTTTAAGGGGAAGTTGAGTATTCAAGGGCCAAAAATCAGTATTTTTCAAAGGAGATACCCAAATGTCCATATTCACAAGCCTGTTCCGTTCCCGTGATAAGCCCCAGAACCGCACCGTCGGCGGCAGCTACAGCTTTTTCATGGGCGGCACAACATCCGGCAAAACCGTGACCGAACGCTCCGCCATGCAGATGACTGCCGTGTACTCCTGTGTCCGAATCCTCGCAGAAGCTGTGGCGGGTCTGCCGCTGCACCTATACCGCTACACTGATGACGGCGGTAAAACCAAAGCTATTGATCATCCGCTGTACCACCTACTCCACGATGAGCCGAATCCGGAGATGAGTTCCTTTGTTTTCCGCGAAACTCTCATGACACATCTGCTCCTGTGGGGTAACGCCTACTCGCAGATCATCCGAAATGGAAAAAACGAGATTGTCGCACTGTATCCGCTCATGCCGAACAAAATGACGGTTGAGCGTGATTCTTCCGGTCAGCTTTACTACAGCTACTATCGCGGCTCGGATGAAGCATACCGTGAACGCGACAATATCGTCATTCTCCGCCCAACCGATGTCCTGCACATCCCCGGACTCGGCTTCGACGGTCTGGTCGGCTACAGTCCCATCGCAATGGCGAAAAACGCCATCGGCATGGCGATCGCCTGCGAGGAATACGGCGCGAAGTTCTTCGCCAACGGCGCAGCTCCGGGCGGTGTTCTGGAACATCCAGGTACCATCAAGGATCCTGCCCGTGTGCGTGAAAGCTGGCAGTCCACCTTCGGCGGCAGCGGAAACGCGAACAAAATCGCTGTGCTTGAGGAAGGCATGAAGTACACGCCGATCGGCATTGCGCCCGAACAGGCACAGTTTCTGGAAACCCGAAAATTCCAGATCAACGAAATTGCCCGAATTTTCCGCGTCCCGCCGCATATGGTCGGTGACCTGGAGAAGTCGAGCTTTTCCAATATTGAACAGCAGTCCCTTGAATTCGTGAAGTACACGCTCGATCCCTGGGTGATCCGGTGGGAACAGTCCATTCAGCGGTCACTGCTGAGTACCGAAGAAAAGGTACAGTATTTCGCCAAGTTCAATCTGGAAGGACTGCTTCGTGGGGACTATCAGTCCCGTATGCAGGGTTACGCTGTCGGTCGGCAGAACGGATGGATGTCTGCGAACGATATCCGCGAACTGGAGAATCTCGACCGGATTCCCGAGGAGGAAGGCGGTGACCTTTATCTGATTAACGGTAATATGCTCCCGATGAAAAACGCCGGAGCCTTCGCCGATAACATAAATACTACCGGAAAGGAAAACGAAACTGATGAAGAAGTTCTGGAAATGGACGAATCTGGCACCGACGGAAACAGCACCGGCGGAGAGGATTCTTCACCTGAACGGCACCATCGCCGAGGAAAGTTGGTTTGACGATGACGTCACACCTGCTATTTTTGAGAACGAATTGAAATCCGGTGACGGTGACATTACCGTCTGGATCAACAGTCCGGGCGGAGACTGTGTCGCGGCGGCACAAATCTACAATATGCTGATGGATTACAAAGGCTCTGTCACGGTGAAGATAGACGGCATCGCCGCTTCTGCCGCATCCGTCATTGCGATGGCAGGCTCGAAGGTGCTGATGTCCCCTGTGTCCATGCTGATGATCCACAATCCCATGACCGCAGCTTATGGCAATTCCGCAGAAATGCAGAAAGCCATTGAAATGCTCGGCAGTGTGAAGGACTCCATCCTCAATGCTTACGAAATCAAGACCGGAATGTCCCGCACGAAGCTGTCCCATCTGATGGATGCGGAAACGTGGATGGATGCAAATAAAGCAATGGAACTCGGCTTTGCCGATGAAATCATGAAGCGCAGCGTTGAGGATATCGAACCTCCCGCCGTTTCCATGATGTATTCCAAGGCGGCTGTGGTCAACTCCCTCATGGACAAAATCGCCGCCAAGTGCAAGATCGAGAAACCGGATGAACCCATACAGCCGCCTAAACCCGAAGTTACCGGTCGCAAGGTCGATGATCTTTACGACCGTCTCAATCTTATGAAACACTAAAAATTGGAGGAAATTCAATATGACTATTCATGAACTGCGCGAAAAGCGTGCAAAGGCATGGGAAGCTGCAAAAGCGTTCCTGGATTCCCACAGAACCGGCAACGGCACTCTGACCGCCGAAGATGACAATACTTACACCCGTATGGAACAGGAAATCACCGACCTCGGCAAGGAAATCGCCAGACTTGAGAGACAGGAAGCACTGGATGCCGAACTGAACAAGCCTGTGAACCGTCCCATCACTGGTCAGCCCATGTCCGGCACTGCCGAAGTCAAAACCGGTCGTGCATCCAACGCCTATAAGGAAGATTTCGGTCTGCACCTTCGCGGCAAGGCTCTGGTACATAATGTCCTTTCCACTACCCCTGATGTAGACGGCGGGTTCCTTGTTCCCACGGATTATGAGGATAAACTCGTGAAGTCCCTGGAAGAAGAGAATGTTATGCGCCGACTCTGCAAGGTCATTACCACGCATCATGAGCGCAAGATTCCCGTTGCTGTCGGTCATTCCGTGGCACAGTGGACAGCTGAAAATGCTTCTTACACTGAAAGTAATCCCACCTTCGGTCAGAAGCAGATCGATGCTTTCAAGCTGACTGACCTTTTCCGTATCAGCACCGAACTGCTGAAGGACAGCTCCTTTGATATCGAGGACTACCTTCGTGGAGAATTCGCACGTGCTTTTGGTATTGCCGAGGAGCAGGCTTTCTGTGTGGGCAACGGCACCAATCAGCCTACCGGTCTATTTACTGTAAACGGCGGCACGGTCGGTGTGACTGCGGCTTCCGCTACGGCAATTACCGTTGATGAGGTAATCAACCTGATCCATGCGCTGAAGGTTCCTTACCGCAAAAATGCGAAATTTCTCATGAACGATGCCACTGTTGCTCTCCTTCGCAAGCTGAAGGATCAGTACGGTCAGTATCTGTGGCAGCCTTCCGTACAGGCAGGTCATCCCGACCGTCTGCTCGGATATGAGATTCACACCAGTCCTTATGCTCCCGTTGCCGAAAGCGGCTCTCTCCCCATTGCGTTCGGTGACTTCAAGAACTACTGGATCGGTGACCGTGCCGGTCGTACCGTACAGCGTCTGAATGAACTGTATGCGACCAACGGTCAGATCGGTTATGTGGCTACGGAACGTGTGGACGGCAAGGTCATCCTGCCCGAAGCAATTCAGCTGCTCCAGATGAAGGGCAGCGTAGCAGATCCCACCTAATATTACGGAGGTAAGGCATGGACGAACTGCTTGATAAGGTAAAGGCGAATCTGATTCTCGACCATGACGTTGATGATTCGCTGATTCTCCACTACATCACTGCCGCGACTGCCTATGCCGAAAGCTATCAGCACATACCGGAGGGATTTTACTCATCCAATCCAATGCCGCCTACAACCGAGCAAGCCGTTATCATGCTGTCGTCCCACTTCTATGAATCACGGGACGGCAGCACGGGCGGCTTTTTTGCTGATAATGTTCCTGCGGCGCAGCAGGTGTGGAATACGGTAAATCTTCTGCTGAGACTGGATCGGGAGTGGAAAGTATGAGTTTCGGGAAAATGAATGCCTTTATCGATATCATCAAGCCTGTTATTACAAAGGATGCTGACGGGTTCAAAGTCACCACAGACGAAATCCTCGCATCCGTCCGTGCGTATCGAGAAGGTCGGCATGGCAGTGAACGCTGGGCAAACCGTGCCGCTTTCACCGATGCCACGGATTTATTCAGGTTCCGTTGTATCCCTGACTTGAAGATCACTACAGATATGGTCATCACTTGCGCTGATGGTCGGTTTGAGATTACCTCGGTCGAGGATGTCAAAGGACGTGGGATGTACATCGAAGTTCTGGCGAAAGAGGTGAAGCCGAGTGGCTAAAACTACAATAAAAATGCCTGACGAACTGCTTGTGAAGCTGTCCCGGCTCGGTACGAAATCAGATGAAATTGCTGCAATGGCTCTGGAAGCGGGCGGTCAGGTGGTTCTTGACAAGGTGAAGTCAAACCTTGAATCCGTGATTGGCAGTGACACGAAGTACGACTCCCGCTCGACCGGTGAACTGGTGGAATCTCTCGGCTTGACTCCTGCGAAGATTGACCGGAACGGCAATTCAAACGTGAAGATCGGCTTTTCCGAACCCCGCTCGGACGGTGAAAGCAATGCTATGATCGCCACAGTGATTGAGTACGGCAAACATGGTCAGCCGCCTAAACCGTTCATGGAACCGGCAAAAGCGGAGAGCAAAAACGAATGCAAGAAAGTCATGAAAGCCGTGTTGGAACGGGAGGTGGCAAAGCTATGATTTTATCCGAACTGAATACGATCCTGTCGCCGCTGATTCCGGTGGAAACAGGGGTGTTCTCCGACACCGCACCGGAGAAATATGTGGTTCTGACACCGCTTTCGGATACGTTCGATCTCCACGCAGACAACGAACCACAGGTTGACGTACAGGCGGTGCGGATTTCCCTGTACGACAAGGGCAACTACATCAAAATGAAAAATCAGATCGTCTGCGCGGTTCTCGCTGCGGAAATGACGATCGCGGGTCGCCGGTACATCGGTCACGAATCGACCACCGGCTACCATCACTACGCCATTGACGTGGCGAAAAACTACGAAATGGAGGAATAAAGTTTTGGCAACTATTGGATTGGATATGCTGTATTTCGCCAAGATTACCGAGGACGAAAACGGCGAAGAAACCTACGGCACTCCTGAGAAACTGGCGAAGGCAATCTCCGCAGACCTGTCCGTGGAACTGGTCGAAGCAATCCTGTACGCCGATGACGGTATTGCGGAGATTGTGAAGGAATTCGGCAACGGCACACTGTCCCTCGGCATCGACGACATCGGCTCTGCTGTCGCATCCACGCTCACCGGTGCGACCATCGACTCCAACGGTGTCGTGATTTCGGCATCCGAGGACGGCGGCGAACCCGTGGCGATCGGTTTCCGTGCGAAGAAGTCGAATGGCAAGTACAAGTATTTCTGGCTGTACAAGGTGAAGTTTGGCATCCCTGCCACCAACCTTGCGACCAAGGGCGAGAGCATCACGTTCTCCACACCGACCATTGAAGGCACCATCATGCGCCGCAACAAGGTGGACGGCAGAAACAAGCATCCGTGGAAAGCGGAGGTCACTGAAGGCGATACCAAGGTATCTGCTGAGACCATCACCAACTGGTACAAGAGTGTGTATGAACCCGAATACAGCGCGTAAAGGAGAATGCAGATGAATAACGAAAGAAGTGCAAAAATCATCATCGGTGAGACGGAATATGAGATGATTCTCACCACCCGTGCGACCAAGGAAATCGCCGGACGGTACGGCGGTCTGGAGAATCTCGGGCAGAAGCTGATGAAATCCGAAAACTTTGAGATGGCTATCGACGAGGTTGTGTGGCTCATTACGCTCCTTGCCAACCAGAGTGTTCTCATCCACAATCTCAAGAATCCGGACAACAAAAAGGAACTGCTCACGGCAGAAGTGGTCGAACTCCTGACCTCTCCTCTTGAACTGGCAGCATACAAGAATGCCATCATGGAAGCCATGTTCAAGGGCACCAAGCGCAACGTAGAAAGCGAAACCAACTCAAAAAACGCAGTAGTCGGGTAAGTGACGAGGAACTCTTTACCCGACTGCTTTATTTCGGAACGGCACAGCTGCACATCCCGTTCGATGACGTGTGGCTGATGCCGTTCGGTTATTTGCTCGACCTTTGG